TTCGGCGTCACTTCCGGCGGCAGGAAACCGGGGCCGTTCAGTAAGCCCTGCTGGGCTGCCTTTTTCAGCTTCGCTTCCTCGCCTTTCAGCGCGTCCAGGATCGCCGCTTCCAGCGATGCCCGCAGCGTTTCGTCCGCCCCGTCCAGGCTTTGCATCAGAATGTCAACCGTTTCCCGGTTCACCTGGCCCATCTGGGCCAGCATCCGCGCCTGATATTCAAAGCTTCCGGGCAGTTCCGCGCCTTCCTGCAGGAAAGGAAAATATTTCGCCAGGTTGATCAGAATGCGGTCGGTGACAGCGCCGTACACCTCCGCCATGGCCCAGCTCATGTCATCCAGAAAAGACGGCCGCACGGGTTATCACTCCATCCCGCCAAACAGCTTTGTCACGTCTACGCTGTTCCCGACGCCTTCGGCTTTGATCTGAGAAAGCTCTTTTTTCGCTTCTTCTTCCGTCAGGCCCAGCACGTTTTCCATGAACCGCTTTTTGCTCATCAGGGACGCGCCAACAAGCATCACGCCTTGATTGATTTCGGCGTTCTTGTCTTCGATGATGCTGTCATCGAATTTTACGGAAACATTGTACCCGCCCGAAACAAGGCTTTCCACCGTCTGCCCTTCCCAGGTCAGGCCATAGCGCACAGCCAAATCAAGGATTGCGTGCACCATATCCACCAGGGCTTCCCGCATGTTGTTTTCGTGGGCCTTTACCGTTCCGTAGGTTTTGGAGTTTTCGGAAATGACCTCGGTCGCGGTTTTCATGCCCTTCTGCTGGTCAAAGGCCAGCGTGCCGGGGTCAAAGCCTACCTGGGAACAGAGAATGGACAATTCACCATTGATGCCCGTGATATGCGGGTCCACCCGCAAATCCACGCTGTTATCGTAGATTTTCAGGTCGTCCGGGTTATCGGTCGCCAGCGCTTCCCACACTTCATCGTCAGCATCGAAGTATTTCTGAGGCGGGCCGCTGGGGTTCAGGCCGGGAGCCTGCCGCATCACCCTGGCCGGGGCAATGATGCGCTTTTTGCCAAGCACGAATTCCCGCTGCAGGCTATCAAACATAATGTCCAGGCTGTGCAGCGTGTTCATGGCCGGGGCGTAAATGCTCATGCCAAGGGGGCTGTTGTCATCCGCGTAATTCGCGCCGAAGGGCTTCACGTATTGGAAATACGTCTGGTGCACGTCGGGAATTTCCGTCGCAGGGGACAGCAGCGGATACACCAGGTTCAGCGGATACCACCAGCCAAGGATGGTCTGCGGTTCTGCCGCGTCCTTGATGCGTTCCCTGTACAGATCATTTGTCACCCGGTAGGTTTCGCCGTCCCACTTGTGCCATTCAACCACGGAATAATAATAGCCGTCCTTTGCTTCCCGGTTAATGAAGATCGCACTGCGTACTTTCGCGTTATCCCACGCCGTGGGCACGAACTGGCCCGCCATGTGAAAGCTGATCCTGATCTTGCCTTCGCCCATGTCGTTGCCATTTTCGTCTTTCGGCACTTCTACCCATTCTTTCAGCGCACCGCCGCCCAGGGCAAGAGATTTTTCCACTAAGTCACCGAACGTTGGCCCGAAATGGTTTTCACAAAGAACATGCTGCAAAAACTCATTCAGCGGGTCGGGCTGCTTGCTTTCAGGATCATACACCTCGCTGGTCGCGGTGATCTTGCATTGCTCGTTCCACACATACCGCGCCATCTGGGAACAGGCCATTTTCCCGGCGTTCATCGTTGCCATTGTACGCTTTAGACCTTTCGGGTTGTTCAGCGTTTTCATTGGTACTTCATGCCACGCCTTGTAAAAGCCTTTATAGATCGCCTGCCAGGCGAAGATAAACAGCGTGTAATATTCCCGGAACGCGGGCACGCCGTCCAGCTCGAACACGTCTTTCTTGAATACTTCGGCGCTCTCCGCCACTCTGTTCACCCCGTTTCTGATCCTCTCCCGGATTCGGTCAAATATTTTCATCGGCTTACCACCGCCTTACAGGCCCCACAGGCCGTAGGTTTTTGCAAAATGGTTGTGCGCATAGCGCGTTTCGTCCATGCTGTGGTTGTAGGCGTCCACCGGATCGCCTTTGTCGTCGGCACAGTACAACCCGGCTTCCTTCACGAAAGGTTCCGTTCCGAACCGATCATCCTCCACCAGGAAGAACCGCCCGTCGTTCATGGCGCTTTGCAGCATTTCCACGCCCACTTTTAGGCCCTTCACGCTGCCCTTGATGTCGTGGCCGTTGTTGTCCGCGCCGTAGGTGTTCAGGCCCAGCTTTTCAATCTCAAGCCGCAGCGCCTTGCAAGCCGGGTCGATGTAGATTCCATTTTCGCGCACCCGGTACTTTTGCCGCATGTACGGCAGAAACTCACCCACAATGTGCCGCGCTTGGTCGCTCATGGCCATTTGCCCGCCGTCATACCGCCAATTGCCCACGCGGAAAAGCCGGTATTCCTTCGGCCCCGGCGCGTACCGTTCGCCCAGATACGCCACGATGTAAAACCCGATGCTGGTAGCGTCCGTGGTGCCGCCGTCACCGGCGGCGAAGGCTTCCACCACCGTCATGTTCTCCGGCAGCCTGGCAAGGATGTGCTTTTCCGGATTGAACATCCAGTAAATCACGCCCTCCGGGATCACGCGCAGGCCCAGCCAATCCCGCTTATACAAAAACGGGCTTTTCTTGCACGCCGTTTCGATTTCTTCCAACCGCTGCGGCGTTAAGATGGGATTGTCCTTGCACGTCCAATGTAGGAAACGGCAGTCCTGCACGTTCAAAACGTTCTTGATGCAGGGATCAGCGGGGGATGGCGGGTTCAGATCGGCAATGTGCCAGCGGTCCTTCGCCGCGTAGGTACGCCGGAAGCACTCCTGGATCATGTTGTCATGCAGCAGGTTGATTTCGCAGAAGTACACGCTGCCCAGGCTCATGCCCGTAATGGCCTTGTGGCTGTCCGCTTTGCCGCCGCCCTTCCAGTACACCTTCTTTTCCCCGTCCGGCAGCGTCAAAAGCAGATGCGCTCCGCTATCGTCATGGCTCACCCGGCAATGGCCTTTGAAGATGTGAAGCAGGCCCATGCCGTCCCCATCCATGATCAGCCGGTACGCCTGCTCTGCGCTGTACGCGGTGACCAGGTGCAGCGCGTCATGGCTTCTGATCAGATGCCGGGCAAAGCGCATGGTGCCCGCCGTGGTCTTGCCGCTGCGGGGTGTGCCCTCGTTCCAGTCCAGGGCATGGTCGAAGGGGGCCATGATCAGGGCTTTTTGTTTTTCTCCCCAGGTGATCATTTCCGCGCCTCTCTCTCCATGTCCATCAGGGATTCCAGCAGCTCATTCTTTCCGTCGGTCTGGGCCTCTGTCTTGACGGAATAGCCAAACTTGCTCATCCACAGGGGCGCCAGCTGCGGCGGGATCGTACCCACCTCAAATTTCGCCCTTGTGTCCGCCTCGCATTCCTCCCGTATGCGCGTGATAATGTCCCCGAAATCGGGATCGTTATCATAAATCTGATAAAATTTGGAACGCGCAAGGCCGATAAATACGCAAAAGCCCTCGATGGTATAGCTGATCCGCTTTTTGACCTTGGAGCTGACGAATTCGCTGTTTTTCGCGCTGAATTCCGTCACCGGCACTTCGTAATGATCGCAGTACTCTTTGAATTCCTCCCACAGCCGCGCCATCTGAGCGGCTGAACGGATTTTCCGCGGCCTGCCCCTATGCGCTGCCATAAGAAAAACCTCCTTTTCCCGAAAAACAAAAGAGCGCTTTTCGGCGCTCTTTTACTTTGCCATTATAGCACTTGCAATAGTCCGTTTTCGTCCGCAGTTTATTCGTTTTCTTTTGATATTAAAACTTAAAAGAACCCACCGCAGCGAAGGATGATGAAGTTGAGCACGGCAGCGATCACAGTTTTTGCAAAACTTTCAGTTCCTTCCTTCGGCTTACCATCGGCAATCAACGCCATGCCGATGCTCATGAAATTCAGCCCCAACATCACAAACTGAGGCCAGCCCCAAGGTCTGCTCTTCATTATTTTCCCTCCATCCATTTCATCACGTTTCGCAATGCCCGCCCATGAATGATATAAGTCTGTGTGCGCTCATAGCCCATTTTGTCCTGCACATCGGGCCAATCCAAACACTCAATATACCGCAGCGTCAGCACCGTTTTCTGCGCTTCGCTTTGCAGGCTGTTGATGGCCGCGCGGATTTCAGATAGGGCCTTGCTGATTTCGCCCAGGTCAAGGGCTAATTGTTCCTCCGCGTCCAGCTTCCCGGCGATGTCCTCCGCAAGCCGGTCATAGGCCCCGCCGCCGCCCTGGGTGTGAATGGGTTTCAGGCGCACGGTGCACGAAAGCGCCCTGTCTTGGGCGGCCTGGATGGAGCGCTGCAAAGATTCCTGCTGAATGCAAAGGTACTTGTACCGGGAAAGGAACGCCTTGGCCGGGTTCTCCGTGCGGAGGATCAGGTTTCTGTCCATGCCGTTCACCTGCCGCTGCTGCCGAAGCCGTTGTTTCCGCGCGTGCCGCCCGGAATATCGTCAACCTGTTCCAGCGTTACATAGCGCACGGGCAGAATCACCAGCTGGCTGATCTTGTCGCCCTGGGCCACCAGATAGGGCCAGGAGGAATGATTGTGCAGCGTCACCAGGATTTCACCCTTGTATCCTTCGTCGATCAGGCCCGTGGAGGTGATGCCGCATTTGCTGTTCAGCCCGCTGCGGCTCACCAGCAGGCCGCAGCAGCAGTGTGGCAATTCAATATGCACGCCGGTTCGGAAGGTCCGGTATCCGTGGGCGGGCAGGCTGCCGCTCTCCAGGGCGTACAGGTCCAGCCCCGCGTCGGTGTCGTGCACACGAACGGGCATTTTTGCGCCTTCATCTAGCTTTACTTTCATGGTTCCGCCTCCTGTACTCTTTCCAATCCGTCCCGGAAATCCATGCGGATGCCGAAACGGTCAAATACTTCTTCGATCATCTCCGCGCTGTCGATGGCGAAGATCACCTTTTCATCCGCCGCCTGCAAGGCCCGCAGCACCCGTTCCCGGCCAAAGCCGAATTTCTCATGCAGCGCCAGGCAGAAAGCGGCGTAACACTGCATCACCGCGCTTTCCACGCCCTGCTGGTATCCTTCCGCCTTGCATTTTTTCAGATCCTCCACCGTCAGACCATTCTTTGCGATGGCGTTCATCAGCTTTTCATGGCCCATCTTCTTGTAGGCCGGCAGGCTCTTTTGATAGGCCCTTCTCTGTGCCCGGTTCATGGTTCAGCCCTCCTTCGGCGGTTCAGGCCACTTCACCGCTTGTCCGCATTCATTGCAATATTTGGGTAAATAATTCTGTAATACCAGCCCTTCGCTGTTTGCCATTACAACCAGCGATTTGCCGCAATTATCGCAGGCATAGAAAATCTTATCATAGGCCACAGCAAATCTTGGCGGTTTCGGTTCCTGCGCTTTCAGCGCTTGAATCCCCGCGTCAATCGCTTCCAACCTTCTCCTGTCAAATCCTTCGTCTCCACCGTGGATATATTCTTTAATGCTTCCAAGCCATTCCGAAGCTGTTTTGTTATCCATACCACTTCACCTTCTCCCTTTGTTCCTCCGTGGGCCGGGCAGTCCAGCAGCGGGCGTTTATTGAGTATTCCTCTTGTTCTGCCAACAGTTCAAAGGGATTGTCTTTGTTGTTTGTGTATGGCGAACTCCAATAAGATTTGTCATCCACCTCATAGCGGATGAAAGGATCGATTTCCTCAATTCCCTTTACCTCAAGAAAGCAAATCTCGGCTTTCATCATTTCACCATACGTCATTACCCTGGGTTCCAGCGATTTCAGCAGGAATAAAGCGTCTTTTCGCAATTGAGTAATTTTGCACAAATGGACGATACCTTGATCGTCTCTCCATTCGTGATTGTAGGGGCATTCCTTGCATGGCTTTCCACTGTAATTATCGCTTTGGCTGCAACATTCCAGCCCCTTAATCACCTTTCCCAGTTCAACCATTGTCCTTACCATCTTTTGGCAGCTCAGGCAGCGGCAGCCAATGGGTCACTCTCCAATACGCCCGGTGCCCATTCATGATAAAATGGTCTGAGAATGAAACGACGGTAATGTGCCTGTAATGCCCCGCCTCGATGGCAACGACCAGGTATTGCCCCCGGGCTTGCGGCAGCCGGTTCTTGACGCTGATCCATTTATCCATTGTGTTCCTCCTTCGCTTTTTTGAGCGCCTGCCGGGTCCAGTCCTGCGGCATGGTAGACAGATATTCCACAACGACCACTCCCGCGCTTTTCTTCACCGTGATTTTTTTCACGTTGATTTCTCCCCGTCCGGCCAGGGCGTTATAAGCGCTCATCACGGGCCGGGTGAGGGATGGCAGGGGCCACACGTCCACGCAGGGGATGTTTGGTTCCGCCTGGCGCATCGGCGCTTGTGTGCTCATCCTGCCGCCTCCTGGATTTCCTCGGCGAAAACATAAATGCCGGGCGTTTCGCTGTAAAACTTTTCGATGATCTCGCTGGCCACCTGAGCATCGTCCCGCCAGAAGCCCGCCTGGGTCATGCAGTCCTTGAACAGCTTCTGCAGGTTGTCGGTGTCGGGTCGTGTGGTCTTGTATTGGCCGTCGTGGCTGTCCTTGCGCAAGGGGAAGCACCATTTCACCACCAGCCGTACAGCCCCTTCCATGGGCCTGTCAGGGGCCAGGGCGCAAAGGTAGGAAAGAAACTTCTGCTTCGCGTCGTTCAGCTGCGGCGTGTTGTACACCTGCGCCCGCTGCCCCGGCCTGCCGGTGATCCGGTGCATCTGGGCGGTCACGGTCGGCGGGATCATGGGGAGGAAAAAATTTTTTTGCATTATCGTTTGGCTCCTTTCCATGTCTTTGTTACAGGGTCGTAGACAATAAAGCCTTTGGAATTTGCCATATCAAATAGCTTTTGCCTGACACTTGGAATCTTCACCAGATAAGCGGCAACCTCACTTGCCATGATATCGAATTCATCATAGGGCTGATGTTTCAGGGGCGGCATTTTTGTGGCCGGTTCCAGGAAACTATAATCAAGATATTTTGGCATTTTTTCCCATCTCCTTTTTCCTCACGCGCGGGGTCAATCGGCTGTCTCGTACGTCGGCGTCGACAAACAGGGCGGGAGCGTCAGCGGGAGGAGAAAGGGGCGAAGCATGAGCCCCTTCTCCCCGCCCCTGTGTCGCGTCGCGTATCGAGACGAGACGACAGTCCGCTAAAATATTACAGAGTAATATTTTGTCGCGTCGCGCTGTCGCGTGCGATTGAATGAAAAATTTACATTGCGTCGTGTCGCGTGCGACGTGCGATAAACTGTAATTTTTTACAGTCCGTCGCGCAATTTCAAACACGATGCACTGTCATTCCGTCGCGCTTGTCGCGTCGCACACATGGCCTGTTTTCTTTTCGATTGCATAGCCGTTTTCCCTGATCCATTTCCTCACGGTATCTTCTTTCGCGCCCATGTATTCGGCCAGGTCCTTGACGGTGCAATTCTCCCCGCCGTTGGCAAAAAGCAGCGCGTTTCTCAGCTCTTCTTTCTTGCTCAGCTTGGCGGCTTTCGCCTTTTCCTTCCGGGCGGATTGCGCCTTGTAGATGCTGCCGTGCTTTTCGCCGTTAGCCGCTAAATCCTTGAGGATGCCGGTTTCATCCGCCTTGTGCGCCGGGTAATCGAACCACAGATACCGGGGCGACAGCGGCGCGAATTCCCGCAGCACGCCTTCGACCCGCCAGCCCGTGCGGAAGCGCACAGGCCGCTGGTTCCGCTCGATCTGCTCCTGCAAGAAGTGATAGGTGGGCGGGTTCAAAAGGCGTTCACAGGCCGCCAACAGGGAAACATGGCTGCATTCCTCGTCCTGGCTGATTTCCTCTCGCCAGTTGGGCACGCAGTTTTTCAGGTACTGCATGCAGGTTTCCCGGGTGACGCGGTTCAGCATTTCGTCCCTGGTCTGCGTCGGAATTTCCAGCTCGATCATGTCCAGCAGCGCGTCCGGGTCCCGGGCGAATACGCCGCTGCCGCTGGCCCGGTCCATGCTGTTTTTCTGGCCCTGGCTTCCCTTGCTGTGATGGTGGCAGTAGATCACCGCGCAGCCCAACTCCGTGGCGATCCGGTCGAACTGGTTGCAGAACGCGGCCATCTGGTCGGCGCTGTTTTCATCGCCGGTGATCACCTTGTAAATGGGGTCGATGATCACGGCGGTATAGCCTTTTTTCTGGGCCCGGCGGATCAGCTTTGGGGCCAGCTTGTCCATGGGGCAGCTGCGCCCGCGCAGGTTCCACACGTCGATGGCGTCCGGGTTCCGTGGCTGAATGCCCATGGCCTGGTATACCTCCTGAAATCGGTGCAGACAGCTGGCCCGGTCCAATTCCAAATTCACATACAGCACGCCCCCGGTGGCGCACTTGAAGCCCAGCCAGGGCACGCCCTCGGCAATGGCAATGCACAGCTCGATCAGCGCGTAGCTCTTGCCCGCCTTGCTGGGGCCGGAAAGCAGCAGCTTGTGCCCTTTGCGCAGCACGCCCTGAATCAGCTCCGGGGCCAGCTCCGGCAGGTGCTGCAGCTGTTCTTCCAGGTTCTCCATGTCCGGCAGATCGTCGTTCAGGCCCTCAATGTATTCCTTCCAGGCCGGGAAGCTGTCGCACCCCACGTTTTCGCACAGGATGTATTGGGGCTTGCCCTTCCTGGTCACGCCGGGCATCCGGGAAAGGCGGCTGGGGTTCCGGTTCTGCTTGTCGATTTCCATGCCGTTTTTCTGGCAGACGGTATAGAGGTAATCCACCCGCTGCCGGTATTCGGCATAATCCGCCGCGTCGATTTTCACAATGGCGTGAATGCTTTTTCCGCCGGAATGCACCATCACGGCAATGGGCAATTGCAGCTCCAGCATCAGGCTGTATTGGCGGGCAATGTCCAGGGTGTCGCTCTCCACCAGGGCGTAGCGGTATTCGGTCACGTTGTCATTCTTTACGCCTTTTCCGTCCAGGGGATTGAAGCGAATCCATGCGCCTGTGTCCTGGTCCCAGTCGCCCAGCACGCCGCCCAGGTCGCCGCCGCACTTGTTCAGGGCCTCGATCAATTGGCCCGCCGTCCGGTCATAGCTGCCTTTGGTGGGCACCCGCCTGCCGTCGTCGGTGGTGTAGCTCTCGGTCACATAGCCCACATTGTCGGTGCTGTCAAAGAGCAGGGAAAGATACCTGGTCAGCTGCTTTACACCGTCGAAGGGTTCAGGCGGGGCGGGAATGTCCTTTTCTTCCAGCCAGGCGCTGTCAATCACTTTCAGGTCGTCCCCATGCCCGCCGATCACGTCGTCCCAGCCGATTTCAGCGTCCGGGCCGCTGTTTGGCCGCCAGCCCTGGTCCATGGCGTATTGAACGATGGTGCCGCCGGTGACGGGCGTTCCCGCACCGTTAAAGCTCTGCCATTTTTTCAGGCATTCGCCGGGGTGATATCGGGCCGTGTCCCGGGCGCTCCATTGTTCCCAGGTTTCCGGGCCGTAGCCCTCCAGTTTCAGCGCCATGCCCACGTTGGTCCAGGCTTGGTAATCCAGCCGGGCGGGGTCAATGTGCTGGAGGGCTTCCAGGATGTTCAATCCATCTTGCATTGTTCTTCTTCCTTTACAATGTCGAATATCGTTATCTGCGCTTTTTCCTTGTCCAGCCTGTCCTTGGCCTTCTTGAAATACGTCGGATCGATCTCGAATCCCCATGCCTGATCAAACCCCGCCCGATGGCAGGCCACCAGGCTGGTTGCACTGCCCGCGTGCGTATCCAAGATTTTCATACCGGGCTTTGCGTACCGGCTCAGAATCCATTGATATAGCGCCACGGGCTTTTGCGTCGGGTGGAAGCGCGTTTCATTTGCGGACCCTTGCGGTGCCGCTTCAAACACTTTTGCATTTCCTGTAAAACTCGTCCAGGCATATTCCGCCATTGCCATGCTGAAATATTCGCTAATGGTCAGTTTGCGCCATACCAGAAAACATCTTGTCGGAGGCAAATCGAAGTAATTTCCACCCCATATAATCTGGTCGCGTGAGACGCGGAAAAGCTCGTCAAAGTATTCTTTCCCCGGTGCAACGTCCCACGCAATGATTTTTTTGCCGTACTTTTCTGCCCATGTTCCGCCTGTTCTCTCAACGTCCCGAGGTGGTATTTGTCCTTGCCGTGCCACCCCCCCCGGTAAATTCTGGTGTTTGTACCGGTCGAAGCGTTGTCCGAAGCGGTTCCACTTTCTTGTATTGGTCGAACCATCCCCCGAATCGTACCCCCCCCCGATTTTGGAATTGCCATCGCCATAGGGAGGATCGACAATCGCCAGATCGAAAAACTTGTCCGGGAAGCGTTTCATGCCGTCCATGCAGTCCATCAAGTACAGGCCCGGCGGCATAAGATAGTTTTCTGCCATTTTTTTACCACCATCCATTCCCAACGGCCAGCCCGCCGTCTGCCGTCTGGTACACTTCCGGTTGATAGCTGCCAGGTGTTATATCCCGGGGCACGCGCCAGCCGTTGGCGGCGATCCGGTCAATCAGGTTCTTCGCGCTGTCAAAGGTCCAGGTGCCCACGTGCTGAAAGCCTCTTCCTTCCAGGAAGCGGATTTGCTTCGGCGTGGTCAGGCCCTCGCTCTGCCGTTTGTATAGCCGGTCAATCAGCAGCTGCGCTTTTCCCGCGTTGTCGATTTCATCCGGGAAAATGCCGCGCTTTTCCAGCAGCGCTTTCTGCTTGTCGCTGGGCGGTGCCATCTGCCAGCCGAAGGCGGGCACGTAGCCGGAAAGGTCCTCCGCCGCGATGCTCATTTCAAACTGCAGCGGGTCCACCAGGGCGCGCTTCCGGCGGCGCATTTCCTGGAGGGTTTTTGCCAGGGCTTCTTCCCGCTGGATCAGCACATCCTGGCTGGCCTGCTTTTCCGCTGCTTCCAGGTCCATGGGTTCCCCTGGCGCGTCGTTCAGGTTCTCGGTCATTTTGTCGGCCACTTCCGGGGTTTCGCAAATCAGGTGCGCCGGGCGGCACAATTCATGGCGGCTGGTGTGCCACAGGAAATCCAGCAGCAGCAGGTTTTCCTTTCCCGTTTCCGGGGAAAGGCGGGTGCCGCGACCCACCATCTGGCAGTACAGGCTGCGTACCTTGGTAGGCCGCAGCACCACGATGCAGTTGACGCTTGGGCAGTCCCAGCCCTCGGTCAAAAGCATGCTGTTGCAAAGCACGTCATATTCTCCCCGGTCAAAGGCGCTCAGGATTTCGGCGCGGTTCTCGCTTTCGCCGTTCACCTCCGCCGCCCGGAAGCCACGAGATTGCAAAAGGTGACAGAATTTCTGGCTGGTCTTGATCAGCGGCAGGAATACCACCGTTTTCCGGTCGGCGCAGTGCTTTTTCATTTCGTCGGCGATCTGCTCTAGGTACGGGTCCAGCGCCGTGCCCACGTCGGCCAGGGCATAGTCCCCGCTTTGGGTTTTCACGCCGGAAATGTCAATATTCAGGGGCACCGTCATGGCCTGGATGCGGCACAGATACCCTTCCTTGATGGCCCGTGGCAGGGTGTATTCATAGGCCAGAGAATCAAAATACTGGCCCAGGTTGCGCATGTCGCTGCGGTCCGGTGTGGCGGTCACGCCCAGCACCCGCGCCCCGTCGAAATGCTCCAATACCCGCTGGTAACTGTCCGTCAGGCAGTGATGCGCTTCATCAATGATGATGGTGGAAAAATAGTCCTCCGGGAATTTGTTCAGTCGGTTTTCCCGCATCATGCTTTGCACGCTGCCCACCACCACCCGGAACCAGCTCCCCAGGCAGCTTTCCTCTGCCTTTTCCTTGGCGGTCATCAGGCCGGTGCTTTTCTGCAGCTTGTCCGCAGCCTGGTTCAGCAGTTCATCCCGGTGGGCCAGGATCAGCACCCGGTCGCCCATCTTCACCCGGTTTTCGGCGATCTTGCAGAACACGATCGTTTTCCCGCAGCCGGTCGGCAGCACCAGCAGCGTTTTCTTTCGCCCCTCCTGCCATTCTTCCTCAATGGCGGAAACGGCTTCGTTTTGGTACGGTCGTAAATTCATAATAGTTCTTCTTCCTTTCTCCCTGGAAGGGGCAGGAGGTGATGAACCTCCTACCTCCTACTTGTTCTCAAAACCGTCCCGGCGTGAAGCTCTGCTGCTGGGTCTGCTGTGGCGCTGCCTGCGCCTGCGGGGCCTGGCCGCGCTCGTAAAACTTACGAATTTCGTTGCTCTGACGGGGCTGGCCATCGTTCCCCGTCCAGGTGCGCACGCCCACCTTGCAGGTGCCGCTGCTGCCTACCACCTGCCCCCAGTTGGGCCGTAGCTGCTCCCCGTGCTGCCGTTGCCCGATGGCGGTAAAGAAGGCGCACAGCATACCTTCCGTTTTCCGGTGAAGGAACAGGTTGTGGATGATCTGCGTGCGGTTGATGCCGTCGCTTACCTCCAGCGTCAGCACGGCCTTATTGCAGGGCGGCAGCCTGTCGCTGCCGTTGTGCCGGGCGCGCTCAAATTTCACCACCGTGAAATTGTAATCACCCTCCGGCAGTAGGGTAAATTCACTGTCATGCTCGATCACGTCGTCCCAGCCGATTTCTTGGTTCATGTTATTGGGGATATATTCGCTCATTTCATTTGCCTCCTATTCATTCAAAAGAGCATACAGCTCTTTGGCTTTCACGCTGCGGCAGTGATCCACTTCTTCTTTTTTGATGGGGGTGTAAGGGTTAATCATTTCCTTTACTTCGTCCAGGGTGTAGCCGTCTTTCTGCCAGGTCATGCCGCGCTGGCGGCGGCGCCATTCAAGCAGCTGCATATCAATGCCTGTTGCCAGGCTGATCTGGTGAAAAGCAAAACGTATTTCAGCCATCAGAATGGCCCTCCTTTCCGGTTATCCATGCACATCTGTTTCACCTGGGGCCATGCGCCGATCAGCACGCCCTGCACGAAATCGGCGGGATATTTGGCCCAGGGCGTATCCAGGGGGAAATAACCGCGCTGGGCAATGGCCGCTTTCACTTCATCCGGGTGGATGCCGTCCTGCCGCATCAAATCAGCCAGGGCAGATGGAACATTGAAGTAAATATCCGGCTGTTGCGGGACTGCCTGCTGCTGCGCGTTTTCCTGCGCTGCCGGTGCGACCTGCGGAATGGGCAGTTCCTCCTGCGCCTGGATCGTGGGCGTGGGTTTGCTGCCGATGGGGGCAAACAGCGCGGCCACCTGGTTAAAGTCAAAGGGCATTTCATCGGGCAGCCCCTGGCGGTTTTTCGCGTCCCAGCATGGATGATGGGTCGTGTACATCACCCGCTGGCCGCCCGCCGCCTTGTGCTTTTTGCCGTCCTTGTCCGTGGCGTACACCATGGTTTTGTAGTTGGCAAACAGCAGCACGTCGCACCATTCCTTCACCAGCGGGGCCACCTTCTTGCTCATTTTCAGCTCCCACCGGTCGTAAGCGCCCAGTTCGTCGGGCTGCTCAAATTTCCGCATCATGGCGTGGGCGGTAAATCCCACGTGCACGCCCCGGTCGGCGATCTCCTGCATGATGTTCAGCAACTTCCCGAATTCCTCATAGAGGTACACATAGCCCTTCCCGTATCCGGCGTCCTCGATGCTGGCCATGGGCTTGCCGTTGACGGGATGGGAGGCGCATACAGCGTCCATGCACAATCGTTCCGCCCAGTCCGCCGTGTCGATCACCAGCGCGCCGAATTCCTGCGCGTTGTCCCGCACGTGCTCCGCTTCCTGGATCAGCATCTGCCAGCTGGTGGGCTTGGGAAGCCTTGGCACGTCCATGCTGGCGGTGCTGCCTTCTGTGTCGATGTACACGATGCCGGGAATGTGGCTGGCAAAGGTGCTTTTCCCGATGCCTTCCGGGCCGTAAATGCAGAATTTCAGGCCCTTGGGGATGATTCCGCGTGTGATCTGCATCAAAATTCACCTGCTTTCCATTTGGCGGCAATCTGTTTTCCCGCCTGTTCAGCGTATTGATCCGTGTAGGTTGCCACAGCGCCATCCTCGATGATGATCTGGCATTCCCCGCCGGTGCTCACGCGGGTGCAAATGGCCTGCAGCCCTTCCGCCTCCAGCCAGGCGCCGAATTCCGCCAGGGTGTCCGGGTCCATTGCCTCGGTCTTGTCCATCAGCACAAAGCCGCATTTGGGGTTGATGGCCCGCACGATTGCAACGGCCACCCGCATTTGCTCGCTGCTGCTCATGCAGTCCCATGCCTTGCCGTGATAGAGCAGCTCGCTGTTTTCCACGGTCAGGCCCGGCAGCGGCAGGTTCGCGCCTTTGAGCAGGTCCGTCCTCTCCTGCCGGATGCGCTCGATGTCCGCCGTCATGGCGTCGTACTGGGTGCGAAGCGCTGCCGCGTCTTCCATGGCCTTTTCCTTGTCCAGGTTGGCCCGTACCTTGCGGTTGGTTTCGTCCACCTGGCGGATGCTTTCTTCCAGCTCCGCCGTGCTTTCGTCCTGGAGCTGGGCGGCGTCCATTTTCGCCGTTGCCAGATCATTAGCGATTTGCTTAAAGGATTCTTCCGCTTCCTTCTTCTGCTTGATCAGCGCGGTAATCTGCGCGCTGAGGGATTCAATTTTCTGCACCAGGATGCCGTTCTGCTGAACCAAAAGCGCCACATTATCCCGCTTTTTCTGGTTCTCTGCGTTCCGGAGAAGAATGGCCTGCTGCCGCTCGATCAGCTCCCCGGCGCTCACCGGCGCTTCCGGCACGCCGGGAAAGGATTGCATTTCCTGGGCATACTTCATTTTCTGGTCGGCAATCTGGCCAAGGGCGTGCCGACGGTTGTAAAGCTGCTGTTCCTGGTCGTCCAGGCGCTTCACTTCTTCTTCCTTCCCAATGATTCTGAGCAGTGTCAACGCCTTTTCCTTCCCGGTCTGGGCCATGAAGCGCGGCAGGTCCAGCGCCAGGCGTTCCACGAATTCATCCAGCAGCGCCTGCCCTGCCCGCTTGCCGGTTGGATCGGTGACCTTTAAGGCGCTGTTCTTGCCGTCCCGCTCCACCACGATGCCGTTATCCAGCTCCACGTGCAGCCGGGGAGGAATCACGCTGCCTTCCCGCTGTGCGGCGCTGGGGCGGTACTTTTCCCCGCCCAGCGCCCAGGCGATGGCGTCCAGCACGCTGGTCTTGCCCTGGCCGTTTTTCCCGCCGATTACCGTCAGCCCGTTCTGCGCCGGGGCCAGTTCCACGGCCTTCACTCGTTTTACATTCTCGATTTCAAGCTTTGTGATTTTCATTTGCTTCTACCTCCGTGAATTCCCCGTCTTTCAGCTCATACCAGGTATCGGGTTTGATCTTTTCGCCATCTACAACGGCAGCGGCCCATTTGTAAATATCATAATTGTTGACGTTTTCTTCGGCGATCACCAGCACAGAGCCCAGCCCCCCGCGTACCTTTACATGGTTACCTCTGGCGCAGGCCAGCCCATTCTGGCCCACGGATGACGATCCTCTGGAAATGGCGCTGCCATAATTCCCGGCTGCGGCACTGCCACTCTCACCGGCTGCGGCGATGCCACGAAAACCGGCTGCGGCGCTGCCACTCTCACCGGCTGCGGCGATGCCACGAAAACCGGCTGCGGCACTGCCACTCTCACCGGCTGCGGCGATGCCACGAAAACCGGCTGCGGCGCTGCCACTCTCACCGGCTGCGGCGATGCCACGAAAACCG